TCCCACGCGCTGTCGTTCCCCACCCAGTCGGTGGCCCGCACCCTCACATAGTAGGTCGTGTTGCCCAGGAGGCCGTTAAACCGCTCGCGGCACGGGCCGTCCGCCGGGTGATTGCGCGACATCACGTCGCTGGTGAAATCACTTTGTATCGAGAGCTGTAGCTCGTAATGGTCCAGGTCCGCGGCGTCCACCGCGGTCCACGTGATCTCGGCGTACACGATCTGGTGCCCATCGGCGTCCAGGTCTGTTCCGGTGAATATGTTGCCGGCCCCAAGCGGGTTTGGCGCTGCCGGTGCAACCGTGTCGAATATCGTGTCGTCGATCGAGGAGATGGCGCCTTCGGCCTGCCCGAGGCGCTCCAGCCAGACGCGCCCCGTCGTCAGCGCCGTGGCGATGCCTTCCCCGATCTCCAGCGCGTAGAACCGGTGCTCGCCGCGCCAGTAGATCGTCAGCCGGCGCACGGTCAGCGTCTCGTCGATCGTCCAGGCCCCACATATCAGCCGCACGTCCATCCCAGCCCGCAGGCCCACCTTGCGGGTCACGACGTCGTACGCCACGCGCGGATTGGCCCACTTTTCCAGGAGCGCCGCCCCCCTGGTATCCAGGCCGGCCTGCGTCGTGATGCGGTTGTCGGTCACCACCGTCGGACGCTCGCCGTATGCATCCACGCTGTCCGCATCCTCGTACCAGGTCCGCACCTCCTTGCCGACGACCAGCACACGGTTGACGATCGTACTGGCCGAGAGCCGCTCCTTGAGGCTCTGGTACGGGAACGATTCCACCTCGTCCGGGCTGTCGGATAGCCACCAGGCAGCCTCGTTCTCCTCGGCGGCGAAATAGTGCAGCGCCTTCGCCTCATCGACATACCACCGACCGCCGGTTCTGCTGCAGATGTCGCTCAGCGCCTGGCGCAGTGTCACGTCCTGGAACGAAATCGTCATGTTGGCCTGCAGCTCGCTCACGCGCGTCGTCGCGTTGATGTCGTCCCGGTAGCTGTCGAACAGGTCGTTGATGATTGCCTTGTCGGTCTGGCTGTCGTAGGCTTCCTCGCCGTCGATCACCGCCTCCTCGACCAGGATGTTGTAATCCTGGCACCGGATCGACATCCGGCGGCCGGGCAGGGCCAGCGACAGCAGGTCATAGTCGATGTCCACGACCTCGCCGGCGAACAGCGTGGTGCCGTTGTCGGTCACGGTCACCGCGTCGCGCGTCTGGATGTTGAGCGTGGAATCTAGGTCGTTCAGCTTGAACGAGCAAACGGCGGTAAATTCACCCGCCGCCTGCTCGATCCGGAGCGAATCCCGGTATAGATTCGCGCTCCGGTCCACCCCCCCGATCGTCAGTGTTTCGGCCATCTTATGCCACCACCTTCTGCAAGCCGCGCAGGCTCAGCGTGCGGTCGATCTCCTCCGTCAGCCGGTAGATGTCCTCTTCGCTGCGCACGCTGTCCGCGCCGAAATAATTGTTGATCTGGTAGCCGGCCCCGCCGCCCGCCGTGCCAACGTCCACCGCCTCCGTCGACGTTGCGGCCAGCATTCGCGCGCTCGTATCCTCAGCGGTGGCCACCAGGCTCGGCAAAGCGTACTCCATCCCTGCCCCGATGCCCTGGATGAACGGCAGCCCGATTTGTTCCATCGCCTCGCGTGATGGGGAACCGATGCCCAAAAAGCCCATCGCCGCCTCCAACGCCGCCCGCGCCGCGTCGCGCGCCGCGTCGCGGATGATGTCCGTACCGCGCGTGATCCCGCGCGCCACGCCCTCCAGGATGCCTCTGCCAACAGCTCCCCAGTCGGTGTTGTTGAAAAAGTTCCTGATCGCGTCCCAAGCGATTTCGCCGATCGCCCTGATCTTGGCCCAGATCTCGTCCCACACCTGGCGCAGCTTTTCCCCAAAGCCGCGCCAGTCGCCCTCGAAGGCGAGTTTGAATGCCTGGAAAATGCCGGCGAACTGAGCGCCGAACCAGCTAAACACCTCGAGCGCCGTCTCCCAGATCTCGCGCGCCTTCGCCATGATCGCGTCGCCGTGTTCGGCCCACCAGGCGGTGATTTTCTCCAGCGTGTCCAGCACGAACGTGCGCAGGCCGAGAAAATCACTCTCCCACGCTGCACGCAGCGCCGCGACGATCGCCACCGCCGCGATGAACACGGCAATGACGGGAGCCGCCGCCGTGATCACGCTCCACAGCGCCGGCAGTACCACCGCTGCAATCGCCGCCCCCAGCGCGATCAGCACGTCCTGCAACTCCACGTTCTCGCTGATCCACTCCATCACCGGCGCGAGATACTCGGAGAGGCGCTGGCCGAATTCGGCGATCGTATTCACCACGTCAAAGATCCGCGACGTGACACCCTCGCCGAAGGCCATCTCCAAAGCACCGCGCAGCGCCTCCAGGGGAGTATCACCTGTTCCCAGGAGCCAGAAGAAATCATTGACGACGCCTGTCACGGCGACGACGGCGGGGGCCAGTGTGTTTTCGAGGAAATCGGCGAGCGGCGGCAACACGACCTCTGCCAGTTTTGAGCCCGCTCCCATCAGGTTGTTCAGCGCCGGCAGCAGCGCGAGACCAGCCTCGTCCTTCGCGTCCTGCATGGTGGCCTTGAACCGCGCCATCTTCGCCGCCGCCGTCTCAGTGATGTCCGGCATGCTGGCCGTGTTCGCCGCCAGCTTTTCCAGCACCACGTTCATCATGCCGGCCTGGATCTGGCCCTTATCCAGTGCATCGGCCTCCACGCCGAACATCTCCGCCGCCCGCTCCGTCGCCTCCGCCTGCGCGACCTGGATGCCCAGGTTGTCCAGGATCATTGGCGACACACGCCCGACCCCTTTGACTAAGGAATCGAGCATGAAGCCCATATCCTGGCCGGTCGACGCAGCGACCTTGCCCAGGTACCCCATTGCCTCGGGCAATTGCACGGCGAAATCAGTGGACACCAACCCCGCCGCCTGGTTGAACGACAGCATCAGGTCGCGATTGCTGACCATCCCGGCGCTGCCCTTTTTCAGCGCCGCCAGCATCTCGTCCGCCCCGCGCCCCGAGCTCTCCGCCAACCCGTCGAACGCCTGGCTCAGACCCTCCACCGGCGCGGCGTCCACCGTGATCTTGCCCAGCGCCGCCCCCAGGCCGGTGATCGCGCCCGTGGCCACGCCGATACCACCCAGCGCGGCAGTGCCCAGCGCCTGGAAGTTTTTCCCGGCCCCGGACACGATCCGGCTGACCGCGCTGTCGACCTTGCCCCTCGCCCCCGCGAGGTCGCCATCCAATTGGTCCAGCGTCGCGCGAATCGCTACGTTCGCGCGGCCCAGGCTCGCATCAAGTCCCACGCTTCCTCGCCTCGTTTATCCTGTCCACGTCGATCTTTTGCACGATCTCCCGGTGCTCGGCCCGTCGCCGCTCTAGCTCCTCGCCCTCCAGTGCCCGCGCCTTGCCCGGCGCGATCAGCCGTTGCAATGCCGGCAATCTCCTGGCGCGCGATAGTGCGGCGATGTGCCAGGCCAGCCAGGCATCCCGCCGGTGCTCGCGCTCCAGCCGCCAGTTCGCCGCCTCGATCGCCATATACGTTTCGCGCGGCGTCAGCGACCAGAACTCGGCCACGCCGACGCTGCACTTGAGCGCCGACTCCAGGAGCGACTGCCAATCCAGCCGCCCCCTCACGCGTTTGGGGCCTGGTCCCCCGTGCCGAAGCTCAGCACGGCGCTCACGGCCTCCATCACCGCCACGGTGACCGCCGTAAAGCCGGCCTCGTCGAGCACCTGGAACGCCTCGTCGAGCGATACCATGCCGCTCTCCCGCGCCTCGCGACGCGCGGCCTGCATCCCGGCGCGCAGTAGGTGGACGAGCTCTGTGACCCCGGCTGTGCCATCGGCGAACCCCTGCGCCACGGCGATGATCGACTGTTTGAGCCGCGTTTCGACCTCCGCCAGCGCGCGGTTCGTGAAGAGGATCTGCACCTCGCGCTCGCCGGCCTGGATTATCGCTTCCCCGCGCGCGCCGCTCACGAGCTGACCTCGTTCCAGAAGCCGTCGATGGTCATGCTGATCGAGATCGCGCCCTCGCCCTGGTCGGGGAAGGACTCGCTCAGGCTGGTGATCAACGCGTCCGCCGTCTCGATGGTCGTGCTGTCGTCCTCACGCGCTACGAGGATCAGCTCTCCATCCCGCATCGCATCACGCAATGCACGATAGCCGTCGTCTGTCCACACGTACAGCGCATCGAGGGAGAGCGTCGATGAGTATCGCCCCGGCAAGACCCGCTTCGCCCGCGAGTCCTTCGATGAGACGTCGATCTCCTCCGTCGCCTCGTCGAACGTCACGTCGCGCTGGGACCCGACCGCCTCGTACACTGGCACAGCCGCCGTACCGGTATTCACTAACACTAGCACGTCAGTTCCGTTCATAGCCATAGTTACATTTCCTCCATCGTGAGTCGGACCGATACGATCCGCCCGTACGCGTCCTGCCCGTCAGCCGCCACCGGCCCCGAGCAATCCGCTACAACACACACAAAGTCCGAAATCGCCAGCGTCTGCCGGTGCAACAGCGCCCGCACCCGCTCGGCAATCGCCTCCACCACCACCGCGCTGCCCGTGGCGTCCGTGTAGCAGCGCACGTCCCGGATCGCCACCCGCCCCCGTGTCGTCTTCGTATCCCATGGGACTTGAGATACATCGCCCGCGCTCACGATGTACGGCAGCTCCGCATCCCCCGGTGCCGGGTCGGTCGTAAAGATCGCCGGTTCCCCGCCATACGTCGCCAGCAGCGCCGTCAGCGTCGCGTCCCCCGCCAGCGTGTCGTAGATCGCCTCCGTGACGCTCAAACGCTCTCCCTGCCGCGCTTGAGCCCCAGCGCGTAGGCATACGTGACTTTGGTCTCCCTCATCCCGTTGCTCCTGGCCAGCATCCACAGCATCGTGTACGCTACGCGGGTGCCGCGAATCAACGTGCCGTATTCATCCGGCTGCGGCGACCCGATGAGCACATCCGCCGTCTCTGAATCGCACAGTTTCAGCGTCCGTTCGACCTGAGCGCGCGCCTGATTCAACTCTGTTGCCATAATCTTACCTCCCTGCCAGCAGTCTGAGGATGTCCTTCAAGTTATTCATCAGCGCTGGCCTCAACCACGGCTGCGCCGCATACGTGTGGCTCCCCACCTCGATCCAAAAGCCATAGTCGCCGCCTTCCTTCCCCGGCGGTATCCCGATCTGGCCCTCGATCGCGTTTTCTCCAACCACCACCCGGCTGATCAGCCGGTACAGAGCCAGCACGCGCCGGTAGGCCCGGCCAAACTCCGGTTCTACTATGGCCAGCAACCGCCGCCGCGCATCCACCTCCACCACCGTCGCCGCGATCTCCATGTTGGCCGCCACCTCCGTTTTGACCGCCGTGACGATTTTACGCTGGTTCCATTCTACGATAGACGTTGACATAATACGCGATTTCCGCTATAATCTCATTGGTGCCGGCGACGGGACCTGTGCGAGAGAAGGATAGTCCGGGCATTGGCATCCTACCCGCTGAAGGATGGTGGCCGTGGGTCCGGCCTCCCGTGTGAATCCTCCAGATCACGTCGCGCTCTCTTTCTGGCGCTCCAGGCAATCGACCTCGTAATGATGCCCCGCCTCCGATGGCTCCCGCACGCCAAGGACCTCGACCACCAGATCCCCGCACGTCACCCGGTCCCCGCGGGCGATGTCCTCTCCGGCCAGCACATACAGCACATGCGTGATCTGCTCCTGCTCCGCATCCGCCACGACCCGCTCGTTCGCCGTCGCCGGCCGGATGCGCCCATACATCGTGCCGGCGGCGATATAGGTGATCGTCCATCCCCCCTGCCCATCGCCCACCCTGGCCCGCCTCTCCACGGTGAACGTGTTATTCAGCAACGACTGAAAGACGGTCATTGACTCTCCAATATCGGCATTACGATTTCTTTCAACCGCCTGTAGAGCCCAGGTCCAGGTTCTGGCATCTGTATCCCCAATTCAGCGGCTGCATTTTGAATCTGTCCCTGGTTGTCGACCATCCACTGTGCAAAACGTATCTCCGAGTGATCTGGCGGATAAACCGCTCGTGCCAAAGCTAACATGGCCTCGCATTGCGTAATGCCCCTCCTTAATTTGCTCACCGGCTCGCTCCGCACCTTCTGCAGCAGAAGGCATCATCACTGTTGAACTCGTCACAACGCCAGCAGCGCCAGCCACCGGCCAATATCAGGCACAACCGTCTCATGCAGCCCCCCTACTCCCTACTCCCTACCTCTGTATCACGTACCTGTACCGGTCCAGGATGTCCTTCTCACTCAGAAGCAGCATCCTGGCCCCCGACACGCCCATCAGTCCCTCGCCCACGCCTCCGCCCGCCGCGCTGGCGTACGACACCGAGAAATCCCCCAGGCTCTTGGCCGAAATCCCCGGCACCCCCTCCGTCCCCGACGCCTTCAGCCCGGCCTGGAATGCCCGCGCCGCCGCACGGGTGGCCACCGCCACAATGTCGTCCGGCAGCGAATCGTAAGCGTCATACCCGTGCGTGTAGGTGACCGTGATGATCTGTATCCCCGTCGTCCAGTCGCAACTCACCCGGTGGAGGATGCCATATTGGCCAAGTTTGTAATCGTCGTCGACGGTCAGCGCCTCCTCGTCCTCGACGACCGCGGCGACGCTGACCACCGGCAGCTCCGGCAGAAACAGCCGCGTCCCGCCC